ATATGAAAATGTCAGTGAGAGGCCAGCAACAGCAATTGTCAATGAGCAAATAGAGCCAGGAATAAAGCTAATCTTAGACTTTGTGGGCAAAGAATCTACAGATGATATAGTTCTATCCCTTGTTTCTCAAATTACTACTGACTATTTTGTTGATTTTAGGAACAGATCCAAGGTAAAAGTCCTTATTAAACTTCCTTATGACGCCACCACCGCGATTGAAAGCAAAGAAAGCAAAGAATCAGACGAGACAACAGATTCTTCAGAGTTTCCCCTGAATGTCGTTCTAACGTCAAAAGACATACGCAGCAATGGGTCCATGCTAAACATAGTTAGTCGAGCGATAGGAAACAAATATTCTGAACAATATGAAATTTTAAGATATAAGCGTGAATTATCCGGCCTTCCTCAAGATATTATGTTAAAGAAGGAGGGAGATCGAATAAGGCAGTTCAAAAAAATCTTAATCGATCTTTTAAAGGACCAAAATTTTAAATTTAACCCCACAAGAAAGAAAAATGGCGTTCTTGAAGCAGTCGAAATAGGATTCAAGGAATCTTTCGAGGGCATCGAATATATAAAGGCAAACAATATAGGCTGTGAACCGGTCGAACTAGGCACAAATAAGGAGGGAGTTGTCGAAGGTGGAGCAGGTTGGAAGTCTTTTTTGAAGCAGTCAGTGGCAAATTACTCGACAACACTAGCTTTCATCGCGAATGCGCCATCAATATATGAAAATGTCACAGCAGATAGTCCCATGGTGGTCGATTTGTTCCTAAAAACCTATTATTTCCCGAGAATTGAGGAAACTATAGGCCAAGATTTAACAATGACCCAGGAGTTTATTGATGAAAATGACTGCAATACGGGAGAAGTGGTTGCTAATCTATTAAAGCCGGCAGTTATTCTTGGTTCCGAGGTGGCAGGCACAGCCTTGTCGTTCCCGGAATTGTTTTTTAAATCAATTCCACAAAAAACATGCCTCACAATTGAGGGAAAAGAGCAACGAGATGCGAAATATAAGGTATTCAAGGATATAGAAGAGAGGTGGAAGGACGCAGAGTTAAGAGAAATCTTCACCGGCGATGCAATTTTTGGAGATTTGGAACATAAACTAGACGAAGTTAGTAATTTGGGAGAATTATACTCAGAAATACTAAACAAGTTGGGTGTTTGTGGACTCTCTGCTTTAACTATGGACGCTCTCAGTTGCTTAATCAAGGGCTTGGACATTGAAGTGTCTATGTCAATGCTTGTGAGGTCTTTTATAAAAAATGCAACAGACAAAGAGATGGAAAAGGTCTTTTTTGCCTTTCATCCCGGACTACAACAGTTCATCCGAGATTCTGTAGCAGAAATAACATCAATTCCACTCCCATGGGAGGCTGGATACAGACCAGGAAGCTATCAGGCCGCTGGAGTTAAATATTCTTCCGAATACTCGGCTGCATCTGGCTCGTTAGAGTCGAGACTTGCGAAATCAGAAGAAGAGGGCACAACTCAAGCTCGAAATTACGACCCGGAGACTAAAGAATTAAGATCCTTCCAAGCCAGGGCAAAAACAACAATACAAGAGCAAGAAGACAAATTCAAATCATCGGATCCGGTCCCAACGGGACGACTCGATGCAGATGGTAACGAAATTATGGTCGCACCACCAGATAGAGTATCCGCTGCACCGGGCCTTGGCCCAAGAACATTCGCAGGCCCATTTGCTCACGCTGGGTCCGTGGGGACCGCCTTGGATAATATTCAAGATAATGCGATTAGGCACCTAAAAGACGCCATTTTAAAGGCGATAGAGGAAGAAATAATCTCTGGCCAAGCAATGATGGCTTTTATCGACAAAATCCCCGGCTCTGAATTACTCAAAGATACAATTTCTGAAACTTTAGAGTGTCCTTTTCCTCCTCTTTTTTCCCCACCTCTTGACGACATCCTTAAAACACTGGAATTAGATTTCTGCAAGGGACATTATGCGATTACGCTGCCAGTGGTAAGAAAAATGAGGGTCAGGCCATTTTTGGGAGATATAAAAACTATTATCATTGAAGCCGCCGAAGATGCACTTGAAAAATTAGTAGCAAAAGCGATGACTACAATACTTAAAAAAATATTGACTGTTTCAATAAATGCTTCTTGCGAAGTTCTGAAGGACGCCGCCGGTATCGCGAAAGATATAGCAGGTGGATCAGATTTCCGAGAAATAGTTGCCGAAAACATTTGCGGCGATAGCTTAAACGACGCGGAATTGAACGCCGCCTTAAATAAATTAAATGAATCTCTCGGCTCTCTCGACATTCCAGGAGTCCCAAAGCCTACTGATCAAGATATGGGAGATTTTATGGACGGGGTATCAGCAATCCTCAACCAACAAGAGCTTTTAGAGTTGTTGGATGGAGACCCCACTCCAAAAGCCGTTGCGTATGTTAGGCAGATTGTTGATGGGATCCCAAATCTGGCCGCAGCATTACCAACAGATGACCACATAAAAAACCTATTTGCAGGACTGGGTCGTGTATTTGACAGAGATAAAATAAGAAAGCAGATTAGACCCACCTCCTTTAAACCTATTAGCCCCTCTGTCTGTGCTAGTCCGGAACATTTGGAGATGTTTAGCAATATTCGGTGTTCTATCCTAGCAGAAAAAGGAATGACTCCAGAACAGTGCGAAGAACAACTCAATAGCTTAAAAGACAGGGCTCTCCTCGACTTTGAAGATCTCGCTGATACTTTAAATCAAAATTATTTTGGAGATTTAGATATTCTGGGAGATCCAACATGCCCAGAGACCGGCATCTATCCAGGAGTAGATCCAGAAACCAAAAAACAAACACAAGAGTTGTTTAGCTCAAATGACGATGTAATCAATTCTACTTTCATGACAGAGTTATTGACAAAGAGGGGGATGCTAAATATGATCCTTTCTGATACAAACGGCGCCGGTTTTAAGGTACATAATGAATTCTGGGTTAAACTTTTTGGCGCCCCGCTTGCCGACGATCTTGGCCCATTTGGATTTTATGTAAATGATTCTGGATCTGCTGGACCAGACGCCCTCTTATCGAAACTAGTTTCGGGATTTCCAACAGGATATTACCCAGATGAGGTCGCACCTTATTTGAAGGATATTTTAGCTGGAAGACTCGAAGTAGATTTCTCGTTGTCCAAAAACCCAAACTTAAGTTTAGCTTTTGATAACTGGGATAAAGATGCCGGCGCACCCGAATTCGTTAATATTGATTACAACTATCAAAAAGACAATGATACAATAATCAATATGAAAATCTATTCTGAAGACGATAAGTTCGGCCCTCCCCTTGAATATAATGTCGTTCAATCTTACGGTGAAGATATATTGGAAAAAATTATAGATCTTGGGGGATCTTCTCCGAATGCTTCATACCGCCCCCCTGATACGACAAACCAAGCATATATTTTTGGAAATCTCTTAATGTCTAGCTGGGCCCCCTATACAACTAACCAATCTTCTGATAGAAACTCTTTTTTCTCAACAGAGCTTTATGAATATTTAGTTTCCAAAATTATTGAAAAGTTTGCTCTTAAGATTTCGAAGAACGTGAGAACATTTAATTTCGGTTATGACTCCAACGCAGAAGCAAAGGTTATTGACTTGGACCATACCCAATATGGAGGAACAGAAAAGAACCCGGCATTTTATGTAGAGCCTCCCAAATATTCTGGTTGGCTCGGAATTTATAATAAAATAGTTCCAGAAGTCGAATGCGCAAAGCAGCCAATTTTAAATTTTAATTCAGTTTCGGAAAAAACATCCGAATATAACGACAAACTAAGAGACGATCCGAGATTAAATATCCCTGCCGCATGCGCCATTGATTTAGAAAAGCCGTTTAATAGAATTATGCCAAAAGAATCTTTAGCGGGAGTAGACGGAGCCATAAGATCGACGGTGCGCCTATATGTTATGGAAGCCTTTTTAAGGGGTCTTCCATCATTTTCATTATTTGATCCTAAATTTCCGCAAGTATACGATGATACATTGTTAAGTTATATTGCTGCCGACATGAAGCAGGGCTTATTAGATACTGGTTTAAATTTTAGAAAGAAGCAAAGTAGGGAAAATTATTATTATACATTTTTAGAAGAAGTCGTTCAAAATTTTGGAAAAAAAGTAGACATTGGAGATATAATACCGAATACATCACAAATATCTGCTATGGAATCTATTAACAATACACAAGAGAAGTGGAAAAAACCGCCCCGGAAGCCAAGATTAACTTATCCCGGAAGATTAAAAGATGCTTGGATTGCTCATATCGCCCTAGTTGAAGATGATTGTTTGATATTATTGAACCATTATATTGCGGAACAAATAAGGGAGGTTGGGGAATTATTCAGCAAAGCCCTTAAACCCTCTATTCCAAATCTTGAAAGTTGGATTTTTGGTTCTCCCGATTGGATGGTCGCCGGCGCCATTACTGAAAACGGCCCAATGGACGTGGCAACTGACCCCCTTAACCCGACAGATCCAACGACGGCGAAAATTTTAAATTTACCACAGGGATATACTATTTCTATTGGAAGTTCCGAGCCCTATGCTGGCGGATATTTTCCCCTTATTCTTGAGAAATATATAAAAGTAATTCCAAGGGGTAATTTCCTCGGCTCCGGCACGGATCCCCAGATTTTTGGACTTGAGTGGTGGAAGGGTTATTTAAGTGGTGCCGGATCTTTCTCCGCCGGCGCCCCAGTCGCAGATAATTACGAGGAACTATTGTATGGATTAAGAATTTCCATGGTAATGCCCCAGTCAATGGAGGGATCCATTGATGTGGCCTCTTTTGACTCATCTATTTCTAATGGGATGGCTGGGCAAATAAAATCTTTAAAATTTGGACCCCCAGACGACCGCCGTTATGTAGTTCCAGTGGCATCTGCCGAAATCCCAATAGACGGAAATTTAAATCTTACGGAATCCCTAATAGACCAATATGACATAAATTGTATGATTTCGGAGTTAATAAATACTCCCGAGTACAAAACTCTTTTCAATTATTGTATTCCTTTACAATCATTACTTTCTTTGGTTACTATTTATACTATAGAAACATTCCTATTATCGATCGGAGAGGAATGGAGCGACAAAGTCAACAAGGGAAGCCAATTTAAAAAATGGGACAAGGAAGGCAATTTTAAGAAAACAAAGAAAAATCTCAGAAGACTTTTCGAGGGATATTATCACTCAAGAGATGCGACTTATGAAAATGAAGAAATCGAAACAAATGAAGAAAGAACCAGGAAAAATCTTAAAGTTAAAGAAAAGATACCAACCGACAAAGATATTAAGTGGTGGAAAAGGCGCCTTGAGGTACCAAAACCAGCAGAGGAGTGCGAATAAATGGCAATAGGGATTTCACCAGCATTACCTCTCATATACGATCAAAACGATGGCCCCTTCAGGCTAACAAAATCAATTAAACAGGCGCTTATACAAAATTTTAAAAACCTTATTTTAACAAATCCGGGCGAAAAGATGATGGATCCAAATTTTGGGGTTGGAATAAGAGAATATCTTTTTGAACTTGAAGGGCCCGGAGTTAAGCAAGAGATAATAGAAAAAATAAATCAACAAGTAGGTATATATATGAGTACAACAATATCTATAAAAGATATCAGGTATACGCGCGGATCTGATTACCGGGGGGATACTGTCTCCGTGGCAGATTCAAACGCGATTTATGTACACATCCTTTTCGAGATTATTCCGCTGGATACGGTAAGTGTCCTAAGCCTTCCGGTGTCCAGCTAGGGGAAAAAGACATGGCAAACAAGAAAAAAACACCAGTCAGATATACAAGCAGAGAATTCGCCAGCATTAAGCAAGATCTGGTAGAATACGCAAAAAGATATTATCCCGAGTCGTATAGAGATTTCGGAGAAGCTGCTTTCGGGTCATTAATGATGGATACCGTTTCTTATGTCGGAGATATTTTGTCTTTCTATCTAGATTATCAAGTAAACGAATCCTTTTTAGACTCGGCAGCAGAATATAACAACGTTATCCGCCTAGCGAGACAGCAGGGTTATAAGAACAAGGGAGTACCAACAACCTCCGGAGTAATTAACTTCTTCATTATTGTTCCAGCAAATACATCAGGCCTCGGGCCCGATTCACGATATTTGCCAATTTTGAAGAGGGGGTCTCTTTGCTCTTCAACTGGCGGAGGATCTTTTATTCTATCTGCCGATGTAGACTTCTCTCATCCAAGTAACGAAGTGGTAGCAGCTAGAACAAGCCCGGATACTGGAGTCCCAACCAGCTACGCAGTAAAGGCTTCCGGGATGGTGCTTTCTGGAAAATTTGTCCAGGAAACCTTTGATGTTGGAAACTATCAAAGGTTTCGAAAGCTGGCTTTATCTGCGCCCCGTATGGCCGAGGTGATTACAGTTTTTGATTCGGAGGGCAATGAATATTACGAAGTAGACCACTTGTCGCAGGATATTATTTACCGAGAAGTAATTAACAGAGCCTCGGACGGCGCGTCAGTTCCATCAATTTTGAGACCCTACTCTGTTCCTCGTAGATTCGTTGTCGAAACGGTTGGGCCCACCTCTTATTTACAGTTTGGATACGGATCAGACAACGAAATAGATGAGGCTTCCCCCGTAGATCCGTCAAACACGGTTTTACAATTCCATGCTAAAGATTATATAAGCGACGAAAGCTTTGATCCGTCAAAATTAATCTTTTCAGATAAGTTCGGAATATCACCGACCAACACAACTTTAACAGTTTCTTATCGGATAAATACGGCCCGAGATGTCAACGCGCCGGCCACATCGATAATCCAGGTTCAGAAGGCTGTTTTCTCCTTCAGGGACACCGCGACCTTAAATTTTTCCATAATCAATTCTATAAAATCTTCCATTGAGTGTATAAACCCGGAACCTATGGTTGGGGATGTTTCGGCTCCATCATCAGAGGAATTGAGAGTGAGAGCAATTGATTATTTCGCCACCCAAAACCGCGCAGTCACCCAACACGACTATGAATCTATGGTGTATAAAATGCCACACAAGTTCGGCGCGGTAAAGAGATGCAAGATATTACAAGACCAGGGATCTTTTAGGAGAAATTTAAACTTATATGTGCTTTCAGAGGATACGTCTGGATTTCTAACGCAAGCTAGTTCTACGCTCAAGAACAATGTAAAGACATGGCTCAATAAAAATAAGATGATTAATGATACAATTGATATTTTGGATGCCTATGTTGTTAATTTGGGCATTGAGTTTGAAATAATCCACGATTTAGATTACAACAAATATGATGTTCTAACTGAGTGCGTTAAAACATTGGCCTCTAAATTCAGTGACCCGCTTATGATAGGCGAGCCGATTTATATAACAGATGTTTACAATTATGTTAATGACGTAATCGGCGTCGTCGATGTGACAAAAGTTAAAATTGTTGCAAAAAATGGCGGAGTTTATTCTGATGTCTTTGTCGATATTGAAGATTTAATGTCGGCCGATGGAAGATATGTGATGGCGCCAGACAACGTCGCGTTTGAAATTAAATTTCCGAATAATGATATCAAGGGAGCAGTTACCTAATGGCCATTAAAAAATATTTTGCAAATGCTGACAACACAATAACGAATGCTTTTCGTGAAAATTTACAAACACGAGGAACGGGCGCAAATATGGGAGCCTCTGATGTTCTAGAGGTTTTCTCGATTTATGGACAGGCTTCGTCTGGCTCTACAGAGTTGGAAAGAATTTTAATAAAGTTTCCAATTGATGAGATTTCACAAGATAGAACAAACGAAATCATACCACAGAGTGGAGCCGTTAGTTTTTATTTAAATATGTATAACGCCCGACACAATCAAACTACCCCAAGAGACGCTACTCTTGTAGTGGCGCCAATTTCTCAATCCTGGCAAGAAGGTACAGGCCTCGATATGGAGGAATATAAAGATGTTACAAATAATGGAATTGGATCGAATTGGGTAAATGCAGGAAAATCGACACCGTGGACAAGAGAGGGCGGAGATTATTTAACATCATCGAACTATACTCAAACATTTCCAATTGGCAATGAGAATTTAAGAATAGATATTACTGATTTGGTAGAAAATTGGATAGACGGCACCATCGACAATTACGGCGTCGGAGTTCACCTAACATCCAGCCAGGAAGCTTATTTTTCAAACTCCCTTGGCGCCGACCAAAATAGCCAACTTTTTAATCCCGATGGCGCCAAGGACACATATTATACAAAGAAATTTTTTGGAAAAGGGTCTGAATTCTTTTTTAGTCGCCCAACAATTGAAGCAGCTTGGAACTCCTCTAAAAAAGATGACAGGGGGAATTTTTATGCCAGCAGTACACTGGTTCCTGCCGCAGACAATACTAGGACGCTGTTTCTCTATAATGTCATGGGTGGCCACCTAAGAAATATTCCCGAAATCGGTACCGGAGATTTAAGAGTTCAGGTGTATACAAGCGCAAGCGGCGGAGACCAAATAGGTACAACAATAACCGGCGGCTATTATTCAAAAGGCATTTATACTGCATCTTTTTCCCTAGATACATCAGCTAGTGTAGCATACGATAGGTGGTATAATACGACCCTAACAGATTTGTATAGAGTAGGGCAGTTTGGTGTAAAACAGTACGCAGCAAGCACCCACAATCCTTACCCAAATTTGGTAACTTCTATCACAAATCTCAAGCCAATCTATTACGCACATGAATCAAATAGGTTTCGATTTTATGTCCGCCAAAAAGATTGGAGCCCAACTATTTATACAGTAGCAACCAAATATAATGATACTCTCATTATAGAGAGCGCGTCATATCAAATCCACCGGGTTACAGATGATTTAGTTGTTTTGCCGTTTAGCACCGGAAGTAATATGGGAACAGAAATGTCTTTTGATGTAAGTGGAAATTACTTTGATTTTAAAATGGATTTTCTAGAACCTGGATATTCTTATGGAATAAGGCTAGCCTATTACGACGAAACGGTTAATAGCTATGTAGAGCAACCTTATACTTGGAAATTCAGGGTAGAAAACGTATGAGCATAAGAAAACTTTTTGACAAGCAAATTCCACAATCTATCGTATCTTCTACAAATATGGAAGATCTCGGAAGGTCTGTGGAGTCTTCTGGAAACATCCAGCAGAGGATTGTTGAAAAGAATCGGTTTATTCCGCAAAAGAATTATGCGCTCCCGGAAAATTTTGCCAAGTTTGGTTCGGCTGAAAAATATTATAGTGATTCTTTCGACAGGATCGCCAACCAGTATCCCTATGATGGGTCTCTTCAAGAACGTACAGAATATTTAAATAACTCGACGTATTTGGATTTATATGTTTTTGACAATGTTTATCCAAGAACAACCGGGTATGCGACGATTTCACCCAATGGCTGGGGAACAACGACTGATTTTGTCGATGTCGGAGTTCCAGTCGGAAAGCCAAGTATCGTAGAATATATCCAGGTTATTGGTGGCCCACATACGGCTTCCGGAGGCATGATTGGAAAAGAACTTTCGAATACATTCGAAAATTCAAATTTCTACGATCCCGCTAAAAATCGAGAATCAAATTTAAAATTTAATATTGATGACGGTATGACCATGGAATTCTGGATGTTTAAGCCGAGTGGCTCCCTTATGACGGGAAGTACGGACTTGGAAATTCCAGCAATGCTTTCGAACGGCGTAAGCGGATCCGCCGGCGTTGGAATGTTTACCAACCCCGCATTCCCAATTAGAATGTTTTTCTTCATTCAGTCAGGGTCAATCGACGCAAGCACCAACGATGTGGGTTCTTTTCCAATAACAGATGACCAGATTTTTGATGGAAAGTGGCACCATTATGCATTTTCTGCAAAAAATACTGGTAGTAATATTAATTTAAAGGGCTATTTTGACGGAGATCTTGTTTATAACGAGGATATAGCGGGAGGCACCATTTCGGAAGTAACGGGCGCCCTAAAATTAAATGTAGGCGCCGCTCGAAAGGGCACCGTAGCCGCTGCCTCGTTCCCTTCTGACGGCTATGGGAAGCTTTCTGGTTCAATTGATGAATTCCGCTATTGGAAGACACAAAGAACATCTGAAGAAATTGGCAGATATTGGTTCACGCAATACGGCGGAGGCACCAATAATGACGACGCCAATACAGATCTCGGTGTTTATTTAAAATTTAACGAGGGAATCACGGGAATCACAGCGACAGACTCTGTTGCTCTTGATTATTCTGGCAGAATCTCAAATGGAACGTGGGAGGGATACACAGAGCAGGGCAGGTCTACTGGTTCTGCTATCGATTTATATCTCGAAAAAGAAAGTGAATTTAAAGATCCCATTATTTATTCTTTCCATCCAGACGTCGTCTCAGCCAGGACGGCGTTGGAGGGATCCGGATCAAATTATGATTTAAGAAACAACGCCTCTTTCTATTATTCGATGCCCACCTGGATAATCGAGGAAGATGATGAGTCCGGTCAAGAACTATTAAAATTAAGTCAAATTTTATCAAGCTATTTAGATACCCTCTACCTTCAAATCGAGAATTATCCAAAATTAAAAGATGTTGTCTATCCGGGAAGCAAAACAAAACCGCTTCCATTTGCCCGCAAACTTCTTGAGGGCTTCGGACTATCAACATCAGAAATTTTCGTTGACGCGACAATTTTAGAACAAATTTCAAACAGAAATGAGGATATGAAGTTCGACGTCGATTTGTCGGATATCAAAAACTTAATTTATAAAAATATTTACAATAATTTAACATACATCTATAAATCTAAAGGAAATATGAAATCCTTCAGGAACCTGATGAGGTGTTACGGAATAGATACAGATCTTGTAAAAATTAATTTATACGGCGATAACTCAATGTATAGATTCAGGGATAATTTTGAAGTTAATTCGACAAGAAAGAAATACATAGATTTCAATGACCCGGATAGATTTGCCGCCTCTATATATCAGCACGGGATAGGGCTTGGGTCTGATAGTCTCTCCTTCATAAGCGCTTCCGGCGGCGGAGGTGGAGAAGGAAGTACTTCTTTCACTCTTGAGGCTGAAGTAATATTTCCGAAAAAATTAGATCAAACACATTCAGAATATTTTGCAACAAATTTTGTAACCTCTTCTTTGTTTGGTTTTCATACTGCTATTCCATCTACACCTGGGGATTTCACTTGGGCCAGCTCAGACTATACAATACAAGTATATGCAATCAGGGAAGAACTAGAATCAAAGAATATTTATTTTCAAATAGATTATAGCGCCCCCGCCGGTTCTGGCCAGCTGACAAGTTCTTTATTTTATGATGTCTACGACAACGAAAAATGGAATATCGCGCTAAGATTTTCACCAGAAGTTTACGGTCTCAATTTAGTAAGCGGCACATCCACGCCAGATCGTTTAATAGAATTATATGGTGTGAATTCAGACGCTGGGATCGTGGCCAATGAATTTCTTCTGACGGCCTCCCTATCTTTTGCTGATCGCACAAAATTTATTAGCGAACCAAAAAGAATTTATGCAGGAGCACATCACACAAACTTTACTGGATCAGTCCTCGACAAGACAGACGTGAAACTTGGATCTGTTAGATATTGGACATCCAATTTAAACAACGAAGTAATAAAAACTCACGCAAGAGATCCCGAAAACTTTGGTGTATTAAATCCCGACAAGAGCACATACCTATATCCAACAAGTCTCTCCGGTGTAATTGTTCCGGAAATGGAAACATTGGCCCTGAATTGGGCATTCGACACCTTGACGGGATCCAGTGCTTCGGGCAGAATTGACGTCCCCGATTTATCATCGGGTTCTGTAGAAAAAAGAACTCACTACAAGTGGCTTGGCAATGTCGTTGGAATGCAACATCCCGGAAGAGGAAACTTCTTTCCAGCGGATAGTAGCAAGGTTTTAGACACTAAATTTATATACAGCGGGAAACAAACACTACCAGAAAATATCCAAAGTTCAGACATGATCAACATTGATGAGCAGGATAATATCTTTAAATTAACAACCAGACCAATAGATTACTTTTTCGCGATTGAAAAGAGTATGTACCAAAACATCTCTGAAGAGATATTGAATGTTTTTGCAACAATCGTCGATTTCAATACTCTGGTTGGCGACCCTGTTAATAGATATAGACAAGAATACAAGCAATTGTCAAAATTAAGAGAACTCTTTTTTGAAAGGGTTCAGAACGAGCCAGATCTGGACAGATATATCGATTTTTATAAGTGGATTGACAATTCTTTGTCAAATTTCTTAAATCAGTTAATTCCTGCATCTGCTCAATTTTCAGACAACATGAGAACCATGGTTGAAAGTCATGTTCTCGAAAGAAATAAATATTGGACAAAGTTCCCAACACTTGATCTAAAAACCCCAGATTTAGAGGGTGGCTTAAACGCTATTAACGAGCTATTATACGATTGGGGAACCGGCCATAAGCCGCTCGGAAGCTCCGATCAATCTGAAAATTGTTTTTGGTGGAACGAGAGGGCAGAAAGAAATGGCCCGGAAATAACCTCCGGAGACGCCGTTGTCGATTCAAATCGTAATTCCTACTTAAGCGCAAGCCTCCAGGTCTTAAATAGAAGCTACAGTACCCCATATAGATTTAGCATCAAGCAACAAGATATTCTTGTTGGAGGATCTAGCTTTTATGAGAACAAAATAGTAAATTATGCCAAAAATATTATACCATGGGTAGACAAGGCGGGAGGTTCAACTGGGATTTATATAACTTCCGGAAATGTAGAGCCATATACTTGCGACGATTTGGATAATCCTCTCCAAAAAAGAAAATTAAAATACGGCGCATACACAACAGAAGCCGGTATGAGTAACTCCGAAAATCCATATAATTATAAATCGGGGAAAGGAGACAGATTCGTCCCATTCAGTATCTACAGCTCATCTTACACAAATACATATTCAGAGCCACTAATAACTGCCCTCGGCCATAATCTAGAAATAACTAATAATCACACCGATACATATGGCGCGACAATAGGAACCCCGATGCAGGGTCCATTTACGGAAAAATTCGTCGGAGGATTGCAGTCTCGTCACATTGATTTGAATGACGGTACCGACAACCAAACAAACCGTGCCGAACAGTGGCAAATAAAGACAGCTACGGGTGTTGTTAAAATAGCGAGACAACCAATCGGGCGCCCCAGGGCCATGCTCTTCCGAGATAATATTTCAAAAAGTCCCGTAAATATAAGAAATATTAAGCAGGTTAATGGTGTTAAAACGGGATTTGTTTCCGGAACCTTGAATTCTAATATTGGAAACTTTCGAAAGATTTATGAAGTTGTCCAAGCTGCTGGCGGCAGAACAGCAAACAATAGGGCTTGGGTAAAAAACGGCCCTTGGAGCTTACTCAATGACCCAGATGACACAAATTTAACAGCCTCTACCTTTGTCGGCGGCATGTTCGACGCATCAGAGCCACAAAGGGGTAGAACAGCTCATGTTTTTGTTTGTCGCTTTTCTGCGCCCGGAGGGCCCGATACAATGGGGGATAGCAACGGCGGCCCCGGATTAGACCGATATGCTGCTGAATTTTCTCCTAATAATGATTTAAACTGGCGAAATAACGAAGTTAGAGATCCCTTGAGAAAGTGGATCCTTGCACCACACGTCAACAAGGGCGGCTATTATAGTGGAGTCTCTGGTGTCTCCCCTGGATCTACAGAAAATCCGATTAATTATGTTGGCACGGGTTCTTTTTACCAGATTAATAGAAATACCAGGAGAGTGCTAAAACAACAGGCAGACGGAACGGTCATAACTTCTTCCGCCTATGATAATTATTATGTCCAAAAACCAATACCAGCAACTGACTTGGCTTATTCCTGGATTACTTCTTCAGTTGAGACCATAACCCCGGCAGCTTTTGGATATTGGCCAAAAAATTATTATGTCCCCTCTTTAACGGATGCCTTTCTGGCACCTGTATCTTGGCCACTTTTGAGTGATACAAATTTTGCAGTTGATTTTGCTGGCATGAATAACTACATTTATGAACCAATACCGTCGCACTATACCTCGGCAAAGTATAAATCTCCTTCTGGAAAAGAATTTATAAGTTTTGATTTAGAGGCATCAATTGAATCGGCAGCATTTAATTATGAAAAGATAGGAAAGTATCGAAATCAGTCGATAGGATCCCTCTCTACCCTAAAGACACTGAATGGCTTGAATGTACATAGATATGGGCCATATGGAAATTCATCTTTCCGGCAATCCAGAACAGGCCAACACCCAATTGCAAGATATCTGAGAAGAAATAATTATATTGGCTGCACGCAGGATAGATATATAACTCGCACCATCGCGGAATATCCATTCCGTGTTGAAAACGTGGAAACCACATTTTATTATGAGCCGGCAGTCCAACAAGTGTCTACACCTTTCCAATGGGCCTTTGGAGTTGACACTCCTCCATCAAGAAAAGCCGACACTGCTGAGTGTGGACCAATTGGAGAATCAGATCCGACAATTCAAAAAGTAATCCAATTAGGCGCATCCTTGATAAATTCTTATGGTTTTTTAAATCCGGAATTATCAAATTGCGCAGCTGGCCTCAAAACAATTGTGCGCCTGGAAAACCAGGATGATCCAAACCCAAATGATGACAGAGGGTCATCAACCGGATGTTTACAAGAAGATACGGCTTACGGGGTTATAAGGGGGTGGTATTTAAATGGTGGTCTCGAATCAGACTCGCCAGTAAAATCTTTTGTGGAAGCTATTTATAATACACCCTTCTTCCCGGCAGCCTTAAACAAATTCAGAGATGCTGTCAGAAAAAGAAAGAACTTTAAAAATAAAATTTATATGAGAAGTCGAAGGGCGAGGACACAAAATGGAAGAGACAAATTTTAAAGAAATGGAGATGATTGATGGCTAATTCACAAGGATATGTGGTTTCACAGAGCATGTGGGCCCTCGACGCAGTTGAGGACTTCACGACAGCGCCAGTATATAACTCTTCCAATGCCAATGATGGAGCAGCGGGAGAACTTCAAAATGATTACTCACAGTGTTTTGGGTCGTCTGTCTTCACGAGCGAGTGGGGAATGACTTGCAGTACCAATAATATTGAATCATATCCAATAATCGTCCCGCTCCGCTTCGGCGCAAGATTACATAATTACTATATGTCAACTGGTCCACAAACGGAGTACGCCAGAGAATTTGCAGAATATGCAGTCGGGAACGCGGTAACAGGAACTCTCCCAAATACTTACAGTATTTCCGCCTGGATTTACCCCAAAGAACCAGATATTAGTGTCCAGGGATTTAGCGTCTCAAAGAGATATAATATAGTTTCCTTTTTATCTGCCGATCACGCAAGGCCTTTAACTCCTACAGCCGGAACATGTTCGGTGCAACTTTATTTGACGGGAACATCCACAGGACCCGGCGCCGATTTGCGTGTCGGTACCCAAACTGTACTCTACCAGGACGCCGTGGTTGGAAATTATATTCTTGATCAGGCCACCTCTAGTGTGTCAATCTCATTAGGTGAGTGGTCCCACGTCTTATGCTGTTATGACGCTACGGCTCCCGACAGGGAATCTACTCACGCCGAAAGAATAAAACTCTATATTAATGGTACACTTGTTGAAATTGGTGCCCAGACCACCAACAAGATCGAAGATAAGAGCCCTTTTTATGGAGAAATACACCCATCTACCGGAGCAATAGGGAACGACGCCTCATATAATACAGATATTTCCACCCTAACGGGAAGCGGACTATCGGCCGGCCCAGATGAGTTTTTCTTAAACAATGTCTTCGAAGGCGGAATTTCCGAGGTAAGTATTTTCAATTATTCTTTACACACACTTGACACAGACCTTCCCGCCCTCATGTATAACGATGGCTGCCCACCAGATATGTCCTTAATGCCCGTGTTTAATAACACTGCTCAAAGGCCAGTGGGATATTATAGAATGGGGCAATTATCCCCTGTCCCCACGCTTCTGGGCCCCGAAGGCGAACCCGGCGGCCCAGACACGGCCGGCTCCTCTTCTTGGAATCCTAATATTCCATACATGGCGGGGCTCCCTGGACCCCTCACTTTGGATGCCCGCCTACAAAACGCGGTACCCTATTTTTGGCCAGATCTCGACGGCAATACAATCTATCCAAAGGGGGATGGTTATCCCGTTCGAGATCTCGCAGATGGTTTAGTTGGAGTCGCCGACATCAACATGGACTTTTTCAATTCGGGGCCCTGTAATTCTGGGTACGACGCCCCAAACAAGAGTGATTTAATAGCCGCCCCTATTTATAACAGAAAACATACACTTGGATCTGTCTTTTCAGTTACACACTTTGGGTGGACAGTGCCAAAATCTACTTTTCCATCTTCTGATGATTACGAAGACAGAACACTTACGATGCCAATACCAGAAACTAGCACCTCCATTGCTGCATGGCTTGACTTATATCCCACGCCGAATAATACGTCCGCCCCAAAATCTCAACGCGCCTTTGCAAATCCCCTTGGGAACATCCAGACATGCGCTGGCTCAGCCGAATGGGAATCGGGCCCCCTCGCAGGGTATGTCGAGAATAATTCTTGGATAAGTTCTTCACAATCACCATCATACGACACTTACGACGACTATAATGTCAATATGCGTTTAAAAAATAAAGAATATTCAGTAATTCCTGAATTTTTGGTAAGTGATCAAATTGAATTTTATTTTAACAAACAAAGGGGCGATTTCTTGTCTGCAAATCCTTCCCAGTTTGCCATAAAAGGTTCCTCGACAAGCTCAACTTCGGATATTCCAAGTAATAGTTCCGAGGACGCTTTCTATGAAACATTTTCAAATTCAGATTTCTTGAGACACTTTTCAGTTATCAAGCAGGATCATAAAGGCTTTGCGGATCCAACAACAATTACTTTGAAGTGCAAGGCGCTAATGAAATTCCTTCCTTATGATGGATTTTTCCCATCCGAAAGGAGTCTTCAGATTGCAAATCAGTTTTCAAAATCTTATGGTGATTTTATGGAATACGCTGGCCTTGATTCAAACCTGACGAATGCCAGATTCAGGCCTTTTTTGACGCCCTTTTTCCGACCCGGAATCGTTTATAACACGATTAAATCAGGCTTGGCGGTAGATTTCCCGGTCTATACGAGTTCATATCAGGTGATTAATTATCAAGGATATAAAAGCGGCCTCGAAAAATATTATACAGATTATTATGCCCTTGGGACACAAAAGAGATATAGTGATACTGGATCTTTATTTACGGCCAGCTGGGATTTAAGAATTCCCTTTGAGGCTACTGTCGAGCCGGAAAAATATGTCGCCGGTATTGAAATTTATGATTTAGAGCCGCACCCAAGTTCGTCCATAGATATCCAAGCAAGATGGACTGGAGAAGGAGATATATTATATAAAAGAATGATGCATAATTATCTCGCAGCAATTCCGGAATTTTTCTTACCAAACGGAGAGTTTACTCAGTTATCTAGCCGGCCAGAAAGCGAATTTTTAACAGCCGAATCTGGAACATCTTATGGAATGAGGGTTAAATTAAGAAGAACTATGAATAAGCCTCGAATGTGGAGAACCTACGCACACAATGCATCGGCCACTACTTATGAAATCAACCAAGATCCTCGCAATTTAACCGGTGACGCAGCCGGCTTGAGAGAAACTTTTACAATGTATTCACGCCCCTCCGCCTTTGGTCCACCCGTCGCCGGCACCGGTTTTCTGGGATTTCAAAATAAAGTGAAGCCAAACGCACTTGAAAATATATATTATAATACTGATTTATATCCTTCAGATAGTTTGATGGGAATAAATCCATCCTTTACGCCGCCATATTATGGTAGGGAATCTTGGGCAGACATAGTTTGGAAGGCAAAAAAGAGCGGCAAAGTTACAATAGATGAGATACTTTCCGAGGCAACAGTCAATTTGTGGGGAATTGATACAAACCCGCTATTGAATGGGGTAACTAGTTCTGTATCTGGGGCCCTCTATGGGAAAAACCGCGCTCAAGCAATTTGGAGTACAAATGAGAATCCAGCAAAGCTTGATTATAGCTCTCCAATGAACGTTTCTTACGCAAATGCATATGCAATGCAACTGGATGCATCCTTTAATATTCTCGGAAAGGACGGCGATCGCTGGATTATTGAACCCAAGTTTGAAACCCCTCATTATAATTTTAATTCCGAGACATCAATAAGGCCCCTCACTAGTGCTAGCAATACCTTAATCATCCCAACCAATGGATCGGAATCAGTTCCACGGGGAATGTGGCATCAATTTGGGACAATAGAGACAGATAAGGGAGTCTATATTGAGGTAGACTCCATCCCGGAAAACTGGAGGACCACGAGAGGTTATGTAGACCCAGAAAGAGTGGAACCCGGTGGTTTGTCATTCAAAACAGAATTGATATCTGGTATAGATTTGTCTGTATACCAAAATAGCAATTTTGAAGATTTAAGCGCGCTAGTGGGCTTCGAGGAATCAAAAAAGCTGGGAAACACCGCAGAAAGTCTTACGGTGTCTGAAGCTATCGTCGCTGTTCCCTTTATTTTGGAGGACGGAGAAAAGAAATTCTTCGAAATCCCAGAAGATGTAATAAGGCGCGCCCTTGGAGATTTGAACACTATATCGTCGGATAAGGCAGTATCACAGGCGGGTCTCGCCGTCAAAGCTGCCCTTAAGGGAATAGAGAACAATGAGGGCCTTTTCAGTAATGACTCAGATATCAAGGCCGCAAAGGTCAGGGCCGCAGCCGGCGCAGCGTCATCAGCCGCGTCATCACAACTAGATAGAGATGAGGATACGTCAGATAAAATCTCAGATACAATAAAGGATATGGTCAGCAAGATGAAGAAATTTGTTCTTCCCCCCAATATGGATTTTGTCAATAATCTTGGGAAAGTTACGCCATTTTCTATGTACATTTTCGAGTTTGAATATCAATTTTCACAAACAGATCTTGCATACATGTGGCAAAATGTCGCTCCTCCGGATAGAGGAAAGAAATTTGACAGAAAAGAGGTTGAAATTTCTCACAAACTTTACGCAAATGAGCTTATGGGATCTTTTGGAAATGGTGAAAACGATCCCATAAGAGATGGTCTTCAGTGGATGGTCTTTAAGGTAAAACAAAGAGCAAATACTAACTATTTTAGTAAGGTATCATCAATATCTGGTCCAAAGGCAGAACAATTTCCAGTTAGTTATAATTGGCCTTATGATTTTTTCTCCTTGGTCGAGTTTGCTAACATGGATGCCAAAATTGGATTTGGAAAGGGATTACAAGATGGTAGTGTAGATCAGCGCGCCTCGGAAGCCAGAGAAAACCCATTAAAAGTTGCGAAAAGAGGAAAAGGTCCGAAAAGGAAAAGAAATAAATGACATTTTTCAATAAAAAAGAAGAGGTATTGGATATCAAATTAACACAATTTGGTAAACAACTCTTGTCAACGGGTCGCTTAACTCCCGTATACTATGAATTTTTTGATGATAATATCCTTTATGATGGTGAATATGCGGGCATCACTGAGGTCCAAAATGATATCGAGCCGAGAATACAAGAGAATACAATACAAAACAGAACACAACATGTTTTCTCCGGCATAGAGAGTAATTTTTCGGTCTATATAGATCCTCGTGATGACCTAACAATCCCAGAAACCGAAAGAATAAGAGTACAACCAACAGCAGAAAAAGAATTTTCACTGGTTAATTCGCTGGGGAACTCGGATCTTCAATCAGTCAGCGCGCCGAGTTGGAGACTCACTCTTCTAGAGGGGGAGATATTGAGCGCGTCATTTCTTCTGACGGGGACATACCAGGATTTACAAATTCCGCAAGTTAATTTGGACGTGGCGTATGTTACGAAAGTTCTGGACGAAAATGAAACAATCAATAATGTTGCACAAGATTTTGACCTGGAAGATTCTGGCATAACTTTTCGAGACGGCTCTTCAATACAAATATCCTATAAAGATGGAAATAAAAATTTATTGTTAATGGTAGAGGAAGATGGGGTCACATTTGATAAAGAAAACTTTGAAGTAGAAGTTTTCTATGTGGAGCCCTCTGACGGGTCCTATATGCCGCTCTCCTTCATAGAAAAAAAATCTAACATTGTAGATGGCCTTCTCGTCATAAACGATGAAGATCCCGAAGAGGTGGAAATCGATGACACTTTTGTAGAATTCTTTTTTGACCTATATGCTGATTCGAAGATAAATAAGTCAGATATGTGTGAGGGAATAAGCAAGGTAAAATCAAGAGGAATCTATGTCGACACCCCCCTAGAATGCGAGGATGTAATTACGTCTCCGCTTACTATTAGTCCTTATGCCGCCGGCGCAACCGGCCCCGTGTGTGAGGATGAATAGATGTTAATGAAGCCTCTTTTTGATATCAAACTATTTATTATAAAAGGAAATATTTAATTGGCACTGGATACAGCCCCATCTTCTACTGGAGTACTCTTATCATCTGATAACAGAGAGTCTCCAATTCCAACAGTTTTATTTGATCTGATAACGCTCGATGAAGGACCCTCGAAGTCTGATTACAAAGGATCTGGCCATTCTTCAAATTTAATTGTGAATTTGAAAATGCATATAGAAATACCACCAGAAGCTTATGATGAAGATATTCTGGAGAACTTGAGCGTTTGTGTCGCCCGCTGCACAAACGTCGCCGCAGCAAGAGAAATTCAAGAGACTGGCAAATTGTCAGAAAACTCAGGAATGAAAAAAATATATAAGGGGCCCCTAAAAAATTTATTAGAAGGCACCGGGCTCAATATAATTGGGACACAAAAAGGCAATATATCTTTTCAAAAAAATGATGCCCTTCTGGAATCTCAAAATATCTCTCACCTCTCTTATTACGCTTTTTGTTACTTGGATCTTGAAAGCTTGGTTAAGTCGCTCGGCATTTCGGATATTCCAAGCCTGGGCCCAACAGTTGGCACAATTTCTGGAGAAAGTATAATATCGCAGGGAAAAGTAAATACAACTTCTTATGTGTATTTTATAACATCACCATTTCCAGAAAATTTATCTGGTACATATTGGACTGGCCCTGTTTTGCAAGACGCCGCTGGAAAATATCGTACAGCGACACGCCAAAACCTTCGTGGAGGACGTCGAATAAAATTAGTCTCAACACAACCGCCGATGGATTTAGATAGAATACAAGTCAGAAATTCTAAAATCCAAGATTTTAGGATCTTAAAACAAATACCAAATCTCAATTTTGATTTAATACCGAGTAATTTTTCTCCCATAACGATCAAGGGCAAAGACAATTTTGACAATTCTATAGAAAATCCAGATGCCTATATTTCAAATGCATTTTTAACAAGAGATATGCACAACAATTGTAGATTTATGTTTGAATTTGATTTCCCTCGCGCGTTGATTAAGGAGAGTAAGTTTGGAAAAATTCTAACAAATCCATTTGTACCAGAAGAGACAAAAAAGAAAATTTTTAACTACTCTCCAATTACCAATTTAAAAATTATAAGAAGAAAAGTCGAGACTGTTAGAGGATATAACAGGCTTTCTTCTGTTTCTTTGGGAATCAATAGCAGCGAGACAAATCCCGAAATACAAGTAATTGCAGAAACTGCTTCAAATCCTGAAAATAATAATATTCTTAAAAAAACTACACTTTTCTCGCCCGGTACTGGAAGGGGTACTGAAAAAAGTCAAGCAGTCGGCAGTATAATGGAAATTCAATCGCTTAAGAATTCACCAAAACGCACTAGAACCATCGCCGTGACGGATAAATCAGCCAGCAACCTTCAAAACGGTGCCTATCAATACGGCGTTCAAATTGAAATGGAAGATGGTTCAATCCGATTTTTGAACGAACGACTGAAGAGATTAAGAACTCTTAGGACATATCTGAAGGGATATTATGATCTAAAACAAATTCCAGAAAAAAGCTATCAAACAATAGGGGGAGTGGTGGATTATTATGATATTATTTTCTCAAGCCGTGCCCCCAGAAGAAGGCGATCGCCTCGAACACTTCGAAGCGGGAATTTTAATAGAGACTCTTTTTCAATAAAGTCAGAGATAAACAGCCTAAGAACTGAATTGGGATTTCTCGTAGGAAATCTAGAACAAAGAGAAACACTATACCCGTGGGAAATTGTTCCAGAATATTTAGTCGACACAATGGAATCGATTTCAGACTTTTCTTACACAACAAAATCAAGAAACATTCAAGATACGCAAGTCATTCAAACACCAGCAGCAATTTCCTCCCCTCGCGATCCAGAGCCGACAAATCCTGGCGGCCTCTCTTTTGCAAGCTTTAACCAACAGGCGGACAGCAAATTTGATGATAAGTTCGAACGTGGGCCGGCCTCCCTATCTATAGACCTTGGGAAAAAGACAAGTGAAAGCAGTGTCTCAATAGACTTTGTAGATCTTTTTGATGAAAAGGCTGCAAGATTTTCACTAAGAAGTCTCTTGGATCCAAGGCTGGCAACCTCCGAATCTATTTTGCAGGTTATTGGAATCCTTGATATGATAACACAGAAGATAAGAATTATGATGGGATCAAGCGCCCAAGTTGAGGAAGTTAATTTATCAACAAGGAGTCGCGGAGTGTCTAAAAATTCAAAAGTATCTGTTTTAAATTTGGAAGATTATTTTATTGAAATCTTTGACGCCCGACTTTCCTCTTTCCCGGCGCTAGATTATATTGGATTTAAGAATTCCCTGGGGACTGTCCCTCCCGGCTCTAATTCTGGTGGCTATGAAACGGTGGTGGATGGGGGCACATCCATCGATGCTCTTGATGTGGGCGCCCTGTCTGTCGAAGCTGGAGATGCCGGCTTTAATGCGATGCCTGCTGCCGAATATGATATAAAGGTGGAAGACGAAGAATCTTTGGACGATACGATAAATCAAGAAGAGCTGAATCGCTTGCAACAGGAAGCTGCCCAGGCTGAGGCAGAAGCGATCGCAGCCGAAACAGCAGCGTCGGAAGCAGATGAGGAGGAATCCGAAGCGGCTTCGGATCGAGCAGCGAAAGCTAGGGCGAAAGCTAGGGCGAAAGCTCGGGCCGAATCGGATGCACGCGCCGACCTCGAAGAGAGTAGGGAGCAGGATTTAGAAGATACTTCGGGGTCAAAAAGGAAAAAACAGAAAAAGAAATTAAGAGAAAACAAAAATTCAGAAAGACAAAAACTAAAAAAGAAATTCAAGTCCGACAAGCAGGATAATGACGCTCCTACAGAATCACTAGGCAAAAATACTGTGGCGGAGGACATGCTTATCGTAACCCCCACAGTTATAGACAACAAGAGCGGAACAAAGCTTTTGATAACGGCCGATTCAATGCCGGAAGAAAAAGAATTCACAAACTTTCAGAATACTGTTATTGCTGCTTCGACCGAGTCCACAACAATAGGCAAAAATCAGAGTATCATTAACGGGGTGGTGGCCACAGCAGGTGTGGAAATACTTGAATCTAAAACTCCAATGTCTGTTCAGGAGTCTTTAACAAAGGGGCAAGATACGGGAAAACCGGCTGTTCCCGTTTCTGAGATTCTGGGTAAAAATGACAGGCAATCTACCGGGTCTAAAGACTCGCAGGATAGTAGGTGTGGCCCTGGCGACTCCGCCGGAGATGGATCAGCCGATGTTGCTCGATGCAAAAACGAATCAGATGGGCAAGCCCTAACACAAACACTAATGAACATGTTCGCAGATAATGGATCTTTAAGTCAAGTTTTTAAAAGAGCAGACGGGAATCCCTCTATGTTGAAAGATATATTTAAGACGAAAAAGAAACAAAGCCAAAAAGATTCTTCGACTTATGGTTCTGCAAGACAAAAAATTATTTATGGAATGATGGCAAGAGTAACTATTTTTATGGGATATGAAAAAGATAGTTCTGGCGACTTTATGATTAAGCGACCAATTTTTAAATCTCCAACAAGCTGGGACCAAGTTATGAGTAGCTTGAGAAGCAAGAATAATTCTAATGATATTCTTTTATGCAGAATAGAGTCGGACCCAGACGCTCCTCCGGGACTCCAGATGGTGGAGACTAATGTTTATTTTTTAATAACAAAAGACGAAAATACTTTGGTTAGTGAAGCTCGAAGTCTTCGACAAAGACAAACAAACACATCAAGGAGGGATACAGGCACCCCAAGGAGGGATAGACTTGAGAGTGTTATGAGAGAGAAAAATATACCACCAGAAGCGCTAAGATCTTTATATATGGCAAAAAAGGGGAAAATATAAAATATGTCAGACAAAACAAAGACTTATATTTTAGACGTTAATGACCCGCTCCGGCGAGATCTCAATTCCTATTGGACTCTCGACGATTTTGCACTAGATTTTTTCGGCCAGCCTAATCTTATGCGTCCACAATATTCAACACCGATCCGCGAACTATCGCCAGATAATTTTTACAAAAAAAGGCAGACAATAAAGGTAATTAAGCAGGCAGCATTTGACATGGCTCAGCAAAGTCTGATTGATATATCTACGGGTACAACCACTAATACCTCTTCCGTTACAACTTTTGAAGATTATGTAAAATCTAGATTTATTCCTTATTTCGACAGCCACAACTCTATTTCAACAGCAGATAAGGACACTGTTTTTCAAACTTATAGTCCTATTGTCACGAAAGATTTTTCAACTACCTCCGATCCATCTATGGGAATAAATGAAGTAAAGGAGGAATTCCTTATTAATTTTTTAGAAAAGAGATTTGAAGACGCGATCTCTCCGCCATCTGTTTCCGAATTGTCTCTTCCTAACTTTTATGAAGTTATAAAGGTGGGCGGCGACCCACCACAAGATTCTTATTTTGACGATTACGCGAATAATATTCCGTCTCCTGACGATAGATACGAAAATGTAATGGTTTCCATGGACAATTACGAAGAGATGGAGAGAATAAATGGTTTCGACAAAGTTTTCCCACTAGAAGTTAAGTTAAGTCCCTACAACGCAGCAGTCTCAAGAATGACGGGCTTTCACGACGCTCTTGATAGCTCAAATCTTGATCTAACGCTGATAGATTTGATGAGTAGGCGCAAAGATATTCAACATGTGGGTCCAACAGTCCTAAACGGATATTCATACCAAATGGTGGAGAGGGTGGTCAATCCAACGGCAGCAACGAGGGGTGGCTCCGGCGCCGAGGAGGTTACTCTTGATTCTTTGGATATGTTAGCTTGGGCAAGAGATGTTTCTGATGTTATTAGTTCCCTAACAGAGATTTCACCAGTTAGTAATCAAATTTATTTGGGCCCAGACAATAAATCAATAAACTTGGCAAAAGGTACCGCAGGCGCCCTACAAGAAGTGTTATCCTCAGCCATATTTTTGGGAAGAGTCAAAGATTTGATAATGGATAATTTGAGATCATTCAGCGATATTAACAGAGGTGACAAAAGCTATTCAGAGATAGTCTTTTATCTAGTGGAAAAATACACCTCTCCCGACGCTCCAAGGCCAATTCAAAACATTTGGATTCCGAATATCGATCAGGCAGACCCAATTGAATATGTCGACACACAAGTAAAATACAATAAAGAATATACTTATAAAGTTCACGCCTTTAGTGCGGTCATCGGCACAAAGTATTATTATGATACGGACACATATACTTCGAGTTTTCCGATAGAAATACTGACAGCAGGCCCAAATATTGGCGGCATCGCAGATCTCGTTACTGGGACCCCGACATCCGGAGGTCCAAGCGCAAATATTGGCGGTGGAGGAATGGCAACTTATAAACCCCCCACAGATACAGAAACAGATGGATCGAAACCCGGAACCTTTGGCGGGGGTCATATCTATGGTTTCGGGAAAACAGACGACACAGAGGCCTCTGCCGAGAGTGTAGATGACTCCGACGCAGCCCCCATAAGTGAGGGAGAAGATAGTTCTGATTACGGTGGCGGAACAGCGGGCAGTGCTGGTGGTACAACAAGTGCCGATTCTGCCAAAGAATATTTTCAAATTGATGTAATCACAGAGCCAACGGTGGAATTAATAAAAACGGAATTGTTTAGTTTTAGTGGCTTTATTCTTGATGACCCTCCGATGATTCCTGACGTTAAATTTACTTCTTACATAGGGATAGATAACAAAATAACTGTCAATATGCAAGCTCAAATAGGTGAGTATAAAAATAAACCAGTCATTCTAAATTCAGAAGATTCTGATTTTATAGATTCATTGCGATTGGCAAGAGGCTTACCGGCAGAATCTCTGATAACATATAAAACAGATGATGAAACAGCCGCCTTTGAAATCTATAGAATGGAAATGATGCCAACTTCTTATGATGATTTCTCAAATAATTTAAGAACAACAATATCAACGCTCCAGAGAGATTCTTTTAATACGATTTACTCTTGGGATACGTCCCATATGGATGCTGTTACCCCAAACAAGGAATATTACTACATGATAAGGTCCGTTGATATTCACAATCATAGATCTTATCCATCGCCAATTTATAAAGTTCAGATGGTGAATGATTCTGGGGCAATTTATCCACTAGTTGAAGTGATCGAAATGAAGCCCCACGAAAAGCCAAGGATGAAGACAAAGAAGTTTAAGAAATTTCTACAACTAATCCCAACCCTCGCACAGACTTCTTTGGATTACAATGGCTCAAATTTAATCGCGGAATCTGGACTAGTCGTCAATAGCGCCCTCGGAAAAGAGGCGGATATTACTTTGGGGACGATATCTCCCAAGTTATTTGGAAATTCGTCATACGGCCAAACTTTTAAAATTCGCCTGATTTCCAAGCATACTGGCAAAAAACTTGATTTAAATGTTACTTTTAAAGTAGAAAATGATTTGTAACTTTAATTATTATAATACTATTTATAGAGAGAGGAGAGAATACTTATGGCTTTTTTGGACAATAGCGGAGACATCATCTTGGACGCCGTCTTGACCGACACCGGCAGAAAAAGACTTGCACGAGGGGATGGATCTTTTAGGATTGTAAAATTTGCGTTGGGAGACGATGAAATTAATTATGGCACCTATGATGGGGCCCAACCGGAGGGAGAAAAAGATTTACAAATCCTACAAACCCCCGTTCTGGAAGCGTTTACGAACAACACATCACAGATGCATTCTTTTCTGCAAACATATACGAATAATCAAACTCACTTATATTTGCCCACAATGAAAATCAATAACTTAACATCAGGAAATTCATATAATAACACTTTTAACACCTTTCTCGTTGCCTCCGATAAGGACACAGCTTGTGCTCTTGGCGACGACAACGCAGGATGGGTCTTGAATGAAAACGGAGTCCTCCGTGGGTACAATCCCTCAAATCCGGCCTCCTGGGTCAGAATAGACCAGGGAATTGATAATGTTGAGGTCAACCCATCAACCGGCCTTCCATCAAGTGAATTTTATGAAAATCAATATTTGATTGAAATGGATTCGAGATTCGGGCAGATTATTGATAAAAAGGGTTCAACACTTGCCGTACCATCTTTTATTGATGACGACCAAATCGCTTCTTATTATCTTTCTATGAATGTTAATAGAAATTTTGTTAGAGACAATACTGTCAATAGCACAGCAACGGGCGATAATCAGGTAATAGCAGGAGCAAGAGGTTCTATTTTGGAATTTCAGGTGCAAGTTAGCACGAATTTACAAAATAATAACAGCTTTTTCACGCGCTTGGGTGGTATATTTGATGGAGAAACTGGTGGCGGCGTGACAGAATTCTACTTCATCGACTCAATCATAAGAGTCACTGGACTTACGACGGGATTTCGAATAGACATTCCAGTTAGATATGTGAGAAACGTCGAATCGCCAGCTAATTCGTGTACATAATTGTCGGAAATAAGAATCAAAGGATAAAAAATGGCTACAATATTTAAAACTTTACTAACTAACGATGTCGCAATGACACGAACTTTGCTAAATGAGGCAATTCCAATCACAGGGTCTGTTGTATCGGGTACCTATAATGACGAGAACATTAAAACTTATACACACGGCATGTTTGAGAGTGTTTACGACTATCCTTATTTGAGTTCATCCGCAAATCACATTTTTGACATCACATATGGATATTCTTCTGACCTTTCTGGGGCCTTTGATATGAACGCCAAAAAGATGAATGTTTATAATCAAATGGCCCAAATTTTGGTAGGATATGACCAAACCGGCTCAATTAGAAAGTTCGATTCGGACGGTGATTTTGTAAGTACAACCACAGATTTTATGGATGCTTGTGTTTTTGTCAATTATTCACGATTATTGGTGAAAGACGAGATTAAAAAGCAGTCTTATACTCTAGTTTTAAATAGTGGATCTTCTCAAATTACAATTTCTGATTACGGCGCGAATAACGATTACAGAGTTAATTCGCCCGCCGGAGAATATGGAATTCTCTATACATCATCTGTTGCAACAGCCGGAACAGGCGTAGGTCTGATTTATTATCAAGCGGGAGTTGCTGTTTTAACAGCCTCTGTGGACTTGTTCTCGGGCTCAACAACGGTTTGGTCTCCCGCTGACTGGGAAGGCGCAACAGCGATTACTGGCGTAGCCGACAATGTCAGAGAAGTTTGGGAAGACAATGACTTCCAAAATACCACAGAACTAAATTCAACAATCTACTTCTGTCGCGCAGCAAATAACGAATATAACTACAGCGCCAACCAAACATATCTATCGGAAAGCAAGATTATTGTGAAGAATAATAATGTAGATCAGCCACCGTCGACTTATATCACGACTGTTGGCCTCTATTCTCCGGATAACGAACTTTTGGCAGTCGCCAAATTGTCCGAGCCTCTTAAAAAGGATCCCGCGACCGAATTAATTTTCCGCGTGAGGCTCGATTATTAAATCGGAGGTTTAAAGAATGCCTCTTAAGAAATTTGGCGATAATGACATTTTTCACAATACGATAAGAACTTCTCCAAAAAATCAATTTGATGTATATGGCGGAAAGGTATACTATCAAAATGCATCGGAAATTTCTGGAGCCTTCACAGGGAGCGTCCCAAATATACCAACCGGGTTTAAATCCCTTTTTGAGCTTAATGTCGATCGAAATGCAACCCAAACCGGCCTCATATATCCATTTATAACGAAAGATGGCACCCTTACAAGCTTCCGAACGATTTCAACAAATTCTTTTAACAGCGATTTCGTGTACGGTGACACCCTATCTGGGTCTTATCCACTCTCTGCTAGTGTAAGTAGAAATTATATTATAGGATCTATTGGTAGAGAGAGGATAAACGCGCTCAAGTCGGCAATGAGTTCATATTCTTATTGGAGTCCCCAATATCAATTTAGCTCTTCCTATGGAGACAAGGCAACTCAAACAATAAATCTTATTTCCATCCCCTCCATCTTTTATGGATCGTCAATAAACAAAGAAAATGGATCTATAAGCTTAAAATATTATGTTTCTGGTACCTTGATCGGAGAATTGCAAGACATTAATAGAAATGGCGAGTTAATTCAAGTGGGCCCCTCCGGAAGCACCGGATCCGGCTCGGTCGCCGGAATCGCATTATATAACGAGGGCTTCCTATTATTGACGGGAAGCTGGGCCCTTGAAGGTCCAGGAGTCGATCGCAACTATCTCGAAGATCCTACGTCCCCGATGCCTTCATCATGGCTGTTCTACGGAGTCGGAATGAATGATTTATCCGGTACGGCTATCCCATATGTGAATTATCGAATGGATTTTGAGGGAGTCAACTACATTGAGACACTGACAATGCTGGCACATGCAGAAAAAGCAGAACTTAATCACTCAAATAATCCGACATATATTAAATATGAGGCCTCGTCGAGTCAATTTGAGTTCAACTCGGCAGTTTTTAATGAAACGAAGCGAGCCATCAAAAATACAGTAAAAAGCCCCTATCCAGACCCCACAGGATCTTTCGAAAAGACAACTTATATAACAAAAGTTGGCATCTACGATGCAGACCGGAACCTCATTGGGATAGCGACGGTTTCAAAGCCCGTGAAAAAAACACTTGACAGGGACCTAACTTTTAAGTTAAAATTAGACTTGCAATGATATTAGGACTAGACATAAGCACAAGCATAGTCGGAGTATGCGTTATGAACGATAACAAGATTGTTCATACGGAGTACATTGACTTGCGAAAAGTTGGAAACTTCTTTGAAAAAGCAAAAAAAGTAGAAGATTCCCTAAAAGAAATAAAGAAGAATCACAATATCGAGCACATCTTTATCGAGCAAGCCCTCATGTTCTTCCGCAGAGGAGGCTCAACGGCAAAAACGATGTCAGTCCTCCAAAGGTTTAACGGAATAGTATCCTGGCAGTGCTATCAACTCTTCGATATGGAACCAAACTATGTGACTCCCATTTCAGCAAGGTCAAAGTGCGGAATAAAGGTTGCAAAAGGTAAGAAAGCCAAGGAAGTTGTCATGGAACATTTTATTGAAAGCGAAGAGTTCGAAATAATTTACACCAGACACGGTAACGTCCAGAAGTACTGCTACGATATTGCTGATGCGATTGTCGTTGCTCGCGCAGGATCAAAAATAATCCTTGACACGCAGTAACATTTATGTTATATTATTATTATGGACGAAAAGCTTTCGATTATAACAGGTTTCCTTGGAAAGTCTTACAAGTCAAACAACGAGCATTTGTTTCAATGTCCGTTTTGTAAGCATCACAAGAGGAAATTCTCTGTCAACATCCAACGTGGTGTTTATAAATGCTGGGTTTGCGACGAAAAAGGAAGAAATCTTTATCGACTTGTTCGCAAGTTCGGATCACAAAAAGATCGAGAGTCTTGGAAAGCATTTTCTGGTGAGGAAACAGATCTAAATGCTTTTGGAAATCTCTTTGAGGAAGAGGAAGATGACAATTTCGAGCAAATCATCGAAATGCCTCCAAATTTTCACACTTTAACTGGAAATGTTCATTTTAGGGTACCCCTACAGTACCTTGAAAAACGAGGTATTAGCAGAAAAGACATCCTAAAATGGAAAATTGGCTTTTGTTCCGATGGTCCATTCAAGGGAAGGATCATAATCCCATCATTTAACGAAAACGGAGACTTAAATTATTTCATAGCAAGAACATTTACAGACGAGTATAGAAGATATAAAAATCCTCCAGTCAGTCGCGACATAGTATTCAATGAATTGTATGTTGATTTTGATAAAGAGGTCACAATTGTTGAAGGCGCGTTTGATGCTGTCAAGGCAGATAACGCAGTTCCTATTTTGGGCTCAACAATTAGAGAAACATCTAGACTGTTCAAAAAGATAGTCCAGAACAATACGCCGGTTTTGTTGGCATTAGACCCAGATGCAAAATATAAGGCCAATAACATCAAAAGATTGTTTTTTAAGTACGGCATCGAAGTTCGAGAATTACAATACGATGATGAGAGGGACGTAGGCGATATGTCCAAAGAAGAAGTAGAAAAGCTAAGTCAAGATGCGCCAGTTATTAGAGAAGAGGATTCTTTAGTATCTGCAATTTTTGATTTATAGGAGAAAAGTTTGAAGTTTGCCCACATAGCAGATACCCACATTAAAAATTTAAAATATCATTACGAGTACAGGATTGTTTTTGACAAGCTGTACGACATTTTGAGAAAGGAGAAGCCAGACTATATCATTCATTGCGGCGACATCGCACACACAAAGACACAGATCAGTCCAGAATTTGTGGAGATGTGTTCTGCTTTCTTTAGCAATCTAGCTAATATTGCTCCAACCTACATTATTCTCGGAAATCACGATGGAAACTTGAAAAATAGCAACCGCCAGGACGCCTTAACGCCCATTGCTGACGCTTTGGCGCACCCAAACCTACATTTGCTTAAGAATTCCGGCGAAACGCTTCTAGGGGCAAATGTGGCCCTCAACGTGCTATCTGTTTTCGACGAAGAAGGCTGGGTTGAACCATCCGATCCGAGCAAAATCAACATCGCCCTATATCATGGATCCGTATCTGGAGTAAAAACTGATACTGGCTGGGTCATGACACACGGCGAACATCCAATTGAAATCTTCGAAGGCCATGACTATGGCTTTCTTGGCGACATTCACAAAACAAATCAAAAATTAGACGAAGAGGGGAGGATTAGGTACTGTGGTTCAACAATTCAACAAAATCATGGGGAAACAAACGATAAAGGATTTTTATTGTGGGACATCCAAGATAAAGAAAACTTTACTTGTCGGCATATTGAGCTTAAAAATCCGAGGCCTTTTGTAACAATTGAATTAACATCCACAGGCAAAATGCCGAGGAATGCATCCAAGGTTGTTCCGAAAGAGGCGCGCCTTCGCCTCGTTTCTAACAACAATTTGCCAATAGACGTTATGAGAAAGGCCACAGAGGTCGCCAAACGACGCTTTAAGCCAGAAAGCATTACTTTTTTGAACCGCGCCACTGGCCAGCGGGGAAATGTTCAAAATATTACAGACGGCCTTGAAACGGAAGATCTGAGAAATATAGAGATTCAAGAAGAACTCATCAAGGAATATCTGAAAGATTTTGAAGTAGATGACGAGCTGATGAAAAGAGTTCTAGATCTCAATCTAAAATACAATAAAATTGCAGAAGAGAATGAAGAGGTATCAAGAAATATAAATTGGCGCCTTCGTTCTGTGGAGTGGGACAACCTCTTTAATTATGGTGAAGAAAACAGTATCAATTTTGATAACCTAGAGGGAATCGTTGGTATCTTCGGAAAGAACTTCTCAGGTAAATCCAGCATTATCGATTCAATTCTGTACACAATTTTTAATTCAACCTCCAAGAACGATCGAAAGAACCTCAATATCATCAATCAGAACAGGGATTTCGGAAAGGGCAAGGTAAAAATTTCCATAGGAGACACTGATTATTACATCGATAGAACCTCGGAGAAATATACTAGAAAATTGAAGGGAGAAGCAACACAGGAAGCAAAGACCAACGTCGAATTCAACATGTACGATCCCAATTTTGGAGACACCGAGAGCCTAAACGGACTTACGAGAAACCAGACCGACAAAAACATTCGCAAAGTTTTTGGAACCCTGGATGACTTCCTATATTCTTCCATGGCCTCTCAGATGGATTCTCTTACCTTTATCAAGGAGGGGTCAACAAAAAGAAAAGAGATCCTTGCAAAGTTTCTTGATCTTGAGTTTTTTGAGAGAAAGTTCAAGCTGTCCAAAGATGATGCGGCGGATACAAAAGGCGCCCTTCGAAAGTCTGAAGGTAGGGACTATAATAGCGAGATTCTTGAAGCTCAAGACGACTTGGAAACCGCGAACAACAAACTCGAAAAGAAAAAATCAGCATGCGAGAGCCTGAAAGCCAGTATGGGAGGCTGCGAGTCTCAAATATCTGAAATTAATGAAAAAATAAAATCAATTCCCGCTGAAATCATCGATGTTTTAAAAGTTCAACAAGAATTGAGTGATAAAAAGAATCAATTGATTTCCATTTCAGATCAAAATGAGGAATTTTATCTTAGTAGGGATCAAGATAAGGACACATACCAAAAAGTTATTGAATTTGTGGGAGATTTTGATGTAAAATCCTTATTCGATAAGCAAGAGAGAGCGAATAGTCTCCTCGATCAAATCGCGACACTGGAAAACTTATTGTCCTCCGAAGAAGAAGAGCTTAAGAGAAATAGAAACAAGGAAAAACTCTTGAGTGGAATTCCATGCGGAACATCATATCCAAAGTGTAAGTTCATTAAAGATGCGTATGTTTCCAAGGCAACAATCCCCCTCAATGAGCGTGAGGTTGAAAACCTCTCCGAACAAATAGAGGATATAAGTGATGATATCCAGGAAATCAATCCAGACGAAGTGGAAGATCATATCAGCAAATATAACTCTCTTCTTGATAAGAAAAATGAACTATCAAACAAGATTACGAACTACGGACTGAAAATAGAGAAAAATTCTACCTTAATTAAGTCTCTGATGAAAGAAATAGAAAGCCTAGAGGAAAAGGTTTCAGAATATGAACTCAACAAGGACGTTATTGAAAATCTTGAGAACTTATCAAAAAATTTGAGAACTCTAAAGATCAAATCTCAAAATCTCCAAGGTAGCATAACGAAATGTAACACTTCGATGCTCTCATTATATAAGACAGTCGGGTCTCTGGAACAAAAGGTTGATAACCTGACAACACAACGAGATGAATTCTTGGACTTACAGGAGGAATTTTCAGCATACGACCTCTATATGCGCTGTATGCACCCAAATGGAATTGCCTACGACGTTATCAGGCGCAAATTGCCGGTCATCAATGAGGAAATAGCCAAGATCTTGGCAAATATCGTTGAGTTTGAGGTATTTTTTGAGGATGATGGAAAGCGCCTCGATATTTTTATCAAACACCCGAGGCACGAGCCACGCCCCCTCGAAATGGGCTCGGGCGCCGAGAAGACGATTGCAGCCATGGCCATCCGCCTCTCCCTTTTGAGTGTTTCATCTCTGCCAAAGTCGGACATCTTCATTCTCGATGAGCCGGGTACAGCCTTGGATGAGGAAAACATGCAGGGTTTCATTGATATTCTGGACCTTATTCGATCATATTTCAAGACGGTCTTGCTTATCTCTCATTTGGATAGTCTCAAGGACTGCGTGGACATGCAAATCACAATTGACAAGAAAAATGGTTACGCATTTATTCAACAATAATACTATTTATAGTCGATAAGGAGAATATATGACAATGACACAAATGGCAAAGGGCGCCCTCGACAAGGTTTTGGAAAAGGCCGTCTCAAGAAAGCTTCTCGTCTGGATAACGGCCACAGCTTTGATGTTCACTTCTAATATTGAAAGCGGCGATTGGCTTATTTTAAGCGCGCTGTACATCGGTGGTCAATCCGTAATTGATGCAATCGTTAAATTGAAGGGTGCATAGTGATCAACATAAATGTTGGAGACTTATTTAAGTCACTCGGGGCCTTTTTGGTCAAGAATTGGCAAGGTGTCGGCTTGGTCGTCATGCTTGTCCTCTTTTTCGTGACAAAAAATGACTATGCCTCTCTAAAAAAATCCATGGAGGTTATGAGTACGAGTTATGAACAGCAACTAGCAGCACTCGAAGAACTCCACCGGAAGGAAATTGCTGCCCGTGAAGCCGCAATTATTGAATATGAGAGGGAACTTAAGGATTTGACGGACAAATATGATGAAGCTGTCGAAGATCTCAAGAAGGGAAAGGAAGAGGATATAAGAGAATTTATCCGTGACTTTGAGGAGCAGCCAGCAGAGTTGGCTCGCGAAATCGAGGAGACTTTTGGGTTTGAGTATGTGGAATAGGCTTTTTGTGATCTTCTTTCTGCTCTTTTCGAGTCATTCTTATGCCTCGGATGGCAAATTTACATTTATTCAGGAAGATCAGCCGGCCCCGTTTACCGGAACCCTCTTTGATCCAGAGGCGACGGCAAGATTGTTGGCGAATAATAAGTTTTTGAAAGAAGAATACGACCTAAAGCTCGGATTTGAACTCGATAAACAGGCAGCCCAATATGAGTTAAAAATAGATCAGCTAAATATTACAATTGACACAGAAAGAGAAAGATTTGAGACAACCCTAAATATAAAAAATACAGAGATTGAGCAATTAAACAAAATCATCGCCAAAAAGCCCGGTAAGAACGCCCTTATGTGGGGAATTATCGGAGGATTTGTTGTCGGAGTCGGAGCAACAGTTGGATTATCTTACGCGGTAAACAAATGAAGAAAGATTTAAACGAAATCGCCAAGTATGAAGTCGCCATTTCTAAGAAGTATGGAAAAGAGGCTATAAAACACCCCAAGTCTGATTGGACTGACGAGAAAGAAGAGGAATACCAGCAACAAATCCGCGAATTGCACCAAAAAGAAATAAAACACCGAGAAAAGAATGAAAAAGTAGAAGTTGATGGCATTTTAATAAGTAAAAAACTATTTAGTAAAGACGAGGATCGAGTTTGTCCGGTTTGTTCTTCATATTCTTTTGATTTGCGAGACAATGTTTATATGACTAAATTTGATTGTTGCTTTAAATGTTATATACAATGGGTAGAAGGCAGAGAAAATCGCTGGAAAGCAGGCTGGCGCCCACAACAAAAGGAATAAATTATGAAACTTACAAAATCTCAATTAAGAAAAATTATTAAAGAAGAGCTTGAATCTATTTCTGAAGCTTTCAACACTGGGAAATGGGACTGGAGTGAGGAGGAGGGTGGCGACGTTGACCTGGGCGGAACTCCGTTTAGCGACTCTTTCGACGGCCGCCAGAGTACAGAGTCTCCACAAACATCAGAAGAGCAGCATTGGATTAATTTAATCGCGGCCGTCCACGCTCTGTCAAGTGGCGATGTGCGGGTATCGCGTATTTCCGGAAAAGAAACGCCAGTGTCACAACGCGAGAGGCTCGCAGACAAGATTCAGCAATTAATGGCCGACACGAGGGAGGAATAAGTTATGAAACTTACAAAATCTCAATTGAGAAAAATTATTAAAGAAGAAATCGAGGCTGTTGTTTCCGAAGGCGAGCAGATGGGCTGCCCAATCAATCAGGCTGCATTTTTGCCTCCAGAAGTTCTAGAAACTCATGCGACAAGATGGATTGAGGAACTAATGGGCCCCGCTCGTGAAGCCGCAGAGTCCGGAGACCCCGCAGCCCAGCAATTTCTTGACCGAGTCGGAGATTTGAATCCCCAAGATCTAGTACAGGCACTCATTGATGTTACAATGGGAGAAAAGGGCTCGAATAGAACCATCCACACATTGGCTAAAAGCCTCGAAAGAGATGAGTTCGGCGGCGGATACCAAGATAAATAAAAGGAAATTAAACAATGGCGACAACATTAGAAATTATTACAGGGATTAATCAGGCGGCAGCAAATGCTTATGATGGTTCTCACGATGAACGCTTCGTAACCGGAGATGTCAAGAAGATCGGCCTAAGTCGAGAAGAGGGCTGCCCAATCGTTGATAGTCGAGTTTCTGACGGCTTCGGCGTGAAAATTGTCGGCGACATGCTCCAGATTAACTACGAAGCAAATGTCTCTTTGTCTTCTGTCTACGCAGTTGGCTTCGAAGAAGAGTGCGAAAGAAGAATCCAGGCAATTGCTGACTTCCTTAAGAAGGAATATAAGGTTATTACTGGAAAATCCCTCTCACTTTCTCCACAGGGAGAGGCAAAGTGCCTTGTTCAGAACACATCTAGAGTGAGAACATTTGTGACCGCACACAAACTTTATAAAATTGGCGGAATGAAGAATGTGACGACTCTTGGAGAGGGAATCACGGACCCCCTTGCTGTTAATTATCACAAGTTTCTAAAAGAAGGCGGATTTTCAAACCATTATTGGACCCTTACATTAACTTCTGATATAAACGGAGGAATCGAGAATACATACGACGGACGCGCAGAGGGTGATATTTTGAAAACGCACCTGGAGCCCCGCGAC